TTACAAGCATTTATGCATGGAGTGAAGTTAGTGAAATTACTTTTTGTCTTCAGAGTAAATATAAAAATAAAAAATAAAAAAATGAATATAGAGATGAAAGAACTCAACCATGTAATTTCACTACTTCCTTCACCGGAGGGTTTGTGATGGATAAGCACGAGCAGTTCAAGAACCTGTACCGGAAGTTTGTGGATGGCAACCGCTGGCTCAACACGCAGATGAGCAAGGGCGTGGATGTGGGCAGGCACAAGCAAGAGTTTGAGGAGAAGGTGGTCAAGCCCATGGATGAGATATGGGCGACGTTCACGCCCGAGGAGAAGGCCGACTGGGACAGAGTGAACATGATCGTGAAGATGTTTGACGGGAGGATTGTGTGATGGAGAAGGTGTTTCCGATTGTCTTGATCGTTTTGGATTTATGCGCCGCTGGTGTGTACTGCTGGCAGGGCGATGTGCGCCACGCAGTCTACTGGCTGGCGGCTGGGGTGCTAACGCTATGCGTTACGTTTTAACGGGCGCACAGCTTTTACGGGTCCTTGGAAGGGGGTGTCGGCCGAGGGTCGGGCGAGGCGCAGTAGAAAAGTGATTCAAAACTTCAAAAAGCGGGTGTCATGGTCAAAGGGCTTAAAAAGGCTCACCCCGGGGCAACAAGCTGGCAACCCGCTCGGAATACGGGGCATTTAACGAACTTTAAGGAGGAATTACATGGCAAAAATAAACGTAAAACCGGACATTCAGGACGTCAAACTGTCAGAGCTGAAACCAGCGCCGTATAACCCGAGGGAGATATCTTCCGAGGCGTTATCCGGGTTGAGGCAGAGCTTGGAGAAATTCGGGCTGGTGGATTTGCTGGTGGTCAACAAGCGCAACATGCGGATCGTGTCCGGCCATCAGCGTTACAAAATTCTGCAGGAAGAAGGCGTTGAGACGGTCACCTGCATCATGGTGGACATGGACGAGATTTCCGAAATGGCGATGAACGTATCGCTTAATTCTCAGGAGATCACCGGCACATGGACTCAGGCTTTGGTGCCGATCTTGGAGCGGTTGCGCCAAGAGGCGTCAGGCGATTATCTGTCGTTGCGGTTGAAAGAACTACGGGAAGAAGTGGCGGACTTGGAAATTGAAAGCACCGGTGCGGGCAAGACCCTGCCGGACGATATTCCCGAACCGCCGAAAGAAACAATCACCAAACGCGGCGATTTATGGATTCTTGGCGAGCATCGGCTTTTGTGCGGAGACAGCACAAAGGACGAGGACGTCGCCAGGCTCATGGACGGCCACAAGGCCAGTTTGTTTTCTACGGACCCGCCGTACTGCGTGGACTACACCGGTGCCGACCGCCCCAACGGCGGCAAGGACTGGTCGGATGTTTATCGTGAGATTGATATTCCGGACGCCGTGGATTTCATGCGCAAGTTTTTCACGGTCGGACTTAAGCACATCAAAGAGGGATCGGCTTTGTATCTTTGGCACGCCTGCAGGCGGCGCAGGGATATTGAGGACGTTTGCCGTGAGCTGAACATCTTGATTCACCAGCAAATCATCTGGGTCAAGCCCTGCGTGATTCTCACCTACTCGTTTTATTCGTGGCGGCACGAGCCGTGTCTTTTGATGTGGATCAAAGGACAGCGGCCGGAATACAAGCCCAAGAATAAATCGATCGGCACGGTGTGGACGGCGGATTACCTGCGCACCGGCGATCCGTCAACGCCGGAATATTACACCGATGTTTGGGAACTGGACTGGGAAGGCAAAAAGAGAAATCCCGGACTTGACCATCCGACCGTCAAACCGACCGAGGTGTTCGCCATTCCGATGCGGGTGCATACCACGCCGGGCGATATCTGCTACGAGCCGTTTTCCGGTTCAGGTTCGCAGATCATTGCAGGCGAGCGTTTGAACCGCAGAGTGTTTGCGATGGAGCTTGAGCCGGTGTTCTGCGACGTGGCGGTCAGACGCTGGGAAGAGTTCAGCGGCAAGAAAGCAATTCGAGAGGAACGTGCATGACGGAACAGAAGCAAAACCTTGCCGAGATCGCCAAGAAAAAACGGCATCTCCATTTAATCGAAAAACTGCATAACGGCAAAGCGCTCACCAAACAGGAGATCGCCGAGCTGGAGCAGTTCGAGGCGGAGCCGCTTGCCCCGACCGTGGTGAAAACTTTGGAGGAAGTCGCCAAGGTGATGGAGGTTTCGTATCGCACGGTTTACCGGTGGAAGAAAGACGGTATGCCGGTGATGGGCGACGGCTTCTACGATCTTGAGCAGATCAAAATGTGGCACACGCAGAGGCGGGACAAGAATAAAAATCCGGCAACCGAAGGCAAGGATTTCTGGGACGAGAAAATCAGGAAGTATAAGGCGGCCATGCTTGAGCTGGAGCTTAAGAAGGCGACCGGCGATTTTGTCTCAAGGGATGAAGTCGAGAAAGGACGCATTGCCCGGGTGATTGCGGTCAAGCGCACACTGCTTGCCCTGCCGACCCGGCTGGCACCGGCTCTGGCGATGAAAGAACCCCGGGAGATCGAGGTGGCTTTGTATGAATCGCTCAGCGAGATCATAGACGAATTTGCCGGAACAAGGAGATTGCAGGATGAAGTTTATAACGAAAACGGAGGACAGAACGGTCTGGTCTCTGCAGGAACAGCAGGCGTGGAAACGTCCGGAGAAGATAACGGTCAGCCAGTGGTCTGATCAATCCCGTTATCTTAATCCGGCCACGTCAGCAGAGCCCGGCCGATGGAAAACGAACCGGACGCCCTATCTTCAGGGCGTTATGGACGCTTTCACCGATCCGTTTGTTGAGGAGATCACCGTCATGGCGGCGTCTCAGGTCGGCAAGACCGAGAGCATGTACAACATGCTCGGGTACCTCATTGATCAGGATCCGGGACCCACGCTCATGGTCATGCCTCGTGAAAACGACGCACGGAGCGTTTCATACAACCGTGTCCTGCCGATGATCGAATCTTCGCCTGCGCTTAGAAAACACCTGCCGCTCATTACGGACGATATCACCAAGCTCGAGTATCACTTGGACAGGATGATTTTGTATTTCGCCGGTTCCAACAGTCCGGCGGATCTGGCTTCCCGGCCGATCCGTTATTTGTTTTTGGATGAGGTGGATAAATACCCAAGGTTTTCAGGGCGTGAAGCAGATCCAATCAAGCTGGCATCCGAGCGGCAAAAAACGTTTTGGAATAAAAAGACAATTAAGGTTTCAACGCCGACCACCCGGGACGGTTACGTTTTCCGTGAATATGAGAAATCCGACCGCAGGAAATATTTCGTGCCCTGTCCGCATTGCGGCAAGTATCAGTGTCTGGTGTTTAACCAGATCAAGTGGCCGAGCAAGGAAAAATCATCGGAACGGATCAAGAACGAGCGGTTGGCGTGGTATGAGTGCTGTCACTGCAACCGCCGGATCGAGGACTATCAGAAAAACAAAATCCTGTTACTCGGAAAATGGGTGCCCGAAGGTTCGGAAATAGACGATCAGGGAGCCGTCCGTGGCGCAGGGATTAAGAGCAAGCATCGTGGGTTTTGGATCAATTCCCTGTATTCGCCGTGGCTCTCATGGAGCGATATCGCCTGCGAGTTTTTGAAATCAAAAGACTACATCGAGCTTCTCATGAACTTCGTGAACTCGTGGCTGGCGGAAGTCTGGGAAGAAAAAATCGAGGAGACTACGGTCGACAAACTGCGCACGCTTTGCAGGGACTACGGCGAAGGCGTGGTGCCGGAAGATGCACTGGTTTTAACCGCAGGCGTGGATGTTCAGAAAGACCATTTTTATTACGTCATCCGTGGATGGGGCTATCACGAGGAATCGTGGCTGATTAAAGCAGGCCGGGTGGAATACTGGGAGGACATTGTCGATGTCCTTTTCCGGGAAGAGTATCCCAAGGCAGGGTCGGGCGAGCTTATGCCGGTGTATATGACCTGCGTGGACTCAGGCTACCGCACGGACGAGGTCTATCAGTTCTGCCGTCATTGGCACGATAAAACCAAAGCCGTTAAGGGACAGGAAGAAATATCCGGCGGCAGGTTTTACCGGGCGACCAAGATCGATATCAATTCCCGCACCGGCAGTGTCATCCGCAATGGTTTGGTTTTGTGGAATCTCAATGTCACGCAGTACAAGGACAAGATCAACCGTCTGGTCACGTCCAAGGATCCCGCCAAGTGGCATCTGTTCGATAATCCGGCCGACGAATATTTTCAGCAGTTTTCAGCGGAGCATAAAGTGTTAATCCGAAACCGCAACACCGGTGCGGCGAAAGAAGTCTGGCAGAAAAAGAAAGCGGCGGTCGCCAATCATTATTTGGACGCTGAGGTTTACGCCGTGGCGGCGGCCGACATTATCCGGGCGCTCAATATCCGCAGGGACGATTCGGCGAAATCGCAAACGAGGCACGCTGTTGAGGAAATGACCCGCACGAACTGGATACCCAAGCGGGAAGGAAGATGGCTGTAATATGGGCGGACGATGGCTAAACCGGCAGAAGGACTGGCTTAAAGAATATCAGACGGAAACGGATGACCGTCCGGTCGGCAGGCCTGTTAATGAAAACGAGGACTACGGCGTGCGGTTCGTTCCTCTGCGCTGTCCGAAATGCCAGAGCAAGGATGTGAAGTGCTACGCCAGCAGACCGCCGGTTCGCTATCACATCTGCCGGAACTGCAAATACAATTTCAAGTCGATTGAAGTGGATCCGGAAAAATAATTATTACTAATTCGTGGTAACGACCCAATTGAAAATGTTTGAGGGAAAAGTATTATGAGAGTGTAGAGAGTTTGAACTGCGTAAAAGAGGACTAGGCCCCCTCGAGTAGCGCCCAATAGCTGTAAGAAGCCCGTATCTCGTCGACGAGCGAGGTGCGGGCTTTTTTATTGGCCAAAAAGGATTTGAGAATGAGCGTACCAACGAAACAGGAAATGCTGGACAACGTCGAGACCGCAATCAACACCCGCATGACGGGCGGTGCGGTTCAGTCCTATGCGATCGGCGGCAGAAATTTGCAGTACATCAGCTTAAACGAGCTGATCAAACTGCGGGATCAACTGCGCCGTGAGGTCGCCGCTTCAGGCGGGACGACGACGTATGCGGGATTTAAGGATCCGTCATGAGCAAGATAAAAACATTTTCAGAACGAGTGAGCGAACGCATGGACGATATGGTGGCGTTCTTTTCCCCGAAAACGGGATTGAAACGCAAGATGTACCGCCAAGCGATCGGCATCTCAAAAGAATTTTCATCCTACAAAGGCGCAAGCCGCAACAGACTGCGGTCAACATGGCTTCCGGGTAGCGGTTCGGCGGACGAAAATCTTTTGCCCGAGCTTTCCGATTTGCGTGAACGGAGCCGGGACTTAAACCGCAACGACGCCCACGCTTCAGGGATTACCGGCACCATGACCACCAACGTGGTCGGGTCGGGCATCCGGCCGCAAAGCCGGGTTGACCGTGAGGCTTTGGGGATCAGCGAGGATCAGGCAAACGAATTTCAAAAGACAGCGGAGAAAATCTGGAAACGCTGGATCGCTTATGCGGATGCTGGCGAACGCATGGATTTCTATGAGCTTCAGCAGTTGATCGACCGCCAGATACTTGAGAACGGCGAAGCGATCATCGTGCCCTACATGCTCAATGACGATACCCGCCCCTATTCGCTTGCCCTGCAGGTGATCGAATCCGACCGGCTGGACACACCGCCGGACAGGCGGGGCGACAAATCAGTCAGGTCGGGCGTGAAGATCGGCATCAACGGAGAGCCGGTTTCCTATTTCATTCATAAAACGCATCCCGGCGATTTTCGCTACGCCAAGCGTGAAGAAAAAATCTTCATCGAGGTTGCGGCCAAGAACGCATACGGCCGGAAGAATGTTTTTCATCTCTATCCCACGATGCGTTCGGGGCAGACCCGAGGCGTTCCGTTTTTTGCGCCGGTGCTGACCTATTTCAAAGACTTAGCGGAATACGCAGAAGCTGAACTTGTGGCGGCAAGGATTGCGGCGTGTTTTTCGATATTCATCACGTCTGAATCATCCATGGACGTTGCAATAAATTCCGGTTACGAGCGTAACCCGGCCGGACAGCTGGTGGAGAGTTTAGAACCCGGGATGATCAAGCATTTAATGCCCGGCGAGTCGATCACATCTTTTAATCCGCAGAGACCGGGTGCAAGTTTTGAACCGTTTGTGAACCGCATCCTTCAGGCGATATCAGCGGCTTTGGGTCTTCCTTACGAACTGGTCGCAAAAGATTTTTCCAAGACAAATTATTCCAGCGCCCGGGCGGCGCTTCTGGAGGCTCGCCGTTATTTCAAGGTCAGGCAGGAATGGCTGGCCAGAAAACTATGCCAGCCGATCTGGGAAATGCTTCTTGAAGAAGCCTATCTGCGTGGCGAATTGCCAGCGGATTCGTTTTACGAAAACCGCCGGTTCTGGACGAACGCTTTATGGATCGCTCCGGGCTGGGAGTGGGTTGATCCCTTGAAGGAAGCGCAGGCGGCCGAAGTGGGACTCAAGAACGGCATTGTGACCCATGCGGATATTTATGCCGCTCAAGGAAAAGATTGGGAGGAAAGTTTTGAACAAAGAAAACGTGAACTCGACAAAATGCGGGAACTCGGACTGCCGCAAAGCGAAGCAAATTCAACACCCCCAAAAATTCAGGATGCTGTACCTGCGGCTGATGAACAGGCGGCAGATGGCAATGCCCAGTGAAATTGGAATCAGCGCCGGGGGTCAGGAGGAAGATAAGCATGGCAAATAAAGACAGTTTATTCAGAGCGGATATCGCCCGGGGCGGCGATGTTCGTGTGATTAAGGAGCGTGAGGTCATCACCGGTTTTGCGGTGGTGACAAAAGGTTTGACGCATGATGAGCGTGGCGAGTTTGACGATCCGGCTTTGGATGCGGTGGTCGAATTTGGCAACAAATCCAAGCTCGGGATTAAGTCCCGGTTCGGGCATCCCAACATGAGCAGTACGGCTCTCGGCACTTTTTTGGGCAGAGCGAAAAACTTCCGCAGGGACGGCGATGTGGTGCGTGCGGATCTGCACATTGATCCGACAGCGCATGAAGCCCCGGGCGGCGACCTTGCCAAATACGTGATGGGTCTGGCGGAAAGCGATCCCAGCGCTTTCGGGTCATCCATGGTCATTTACTGGGATGAAGAATACCGCAAAGACGAAAAGGGACAGCTGATGGCTGGCGAGAACGGCGAACCGTTGCCGCCTCTTATCCGGGTGAAGAAACTATTTGCCGTGGATGTGGTGGACGATCCGGCGGCCAATAACGGGTTCTTTGAGTTTTTCAATGAGAGCGTGAAACCGTCCGCAGAGATGACTTCATTTTTGAACAAGTTCCTTGAGTCGCCGGAAGCAGTGAGCAAGATTGCTGAATTTTTAAAGAGGTATGAGTTCAACAAAAACAAAACAGAAAAGGAGGAGGTGAACACCATGATGAATGAATTAACGCTGGAGATGGTCAAAGCCGACAGGCCGGATCTTTTCAACGCTATTCGCAATGAAGGCATTGCCGAAGGCGTGAAGAAAGGTGCGGACGACGGCGTGAAACTCGAACGTGAGCGTGCGGTTTCGATACTCAAGAAATCTCAAGCCTTCAAGGATATGACGGGCTTGGCGGTTGAAGCGGTCGAAAAGGGCATGACGTTTGAGCAGTCGGTCATCAGCTTTCAGGACAAACAGCTTGCGGGACTTCAAAAAGGTTCTGTCGATCCGGTCGGCCCTGATGCTGAAGAAGTGAAAGCTCTTAAAGGAGCGTCTCATTTCGATCGAGCCAAGGCGTACAAGGCCGAACACGGATGCAGTATGACAGAAGCTCTCAAAGCAACCGCAGAAAAGCGGAAATAAAGAAGGAGGATCAAACAATGTCACAAACAACCAAAGATTCAAAAGCATTTATTGCCGGAACGAATCTCGAAGCGTTCCGCAGGGTGAAACTAAGCACCAACAGCGGCACGCAGGTCGAGTATGCGCTTGCTGGCGAGGCGTTTATCGGGGTTACGGCTTTGCAAGCGAACGCTGGCGAGCGGGTAACCATTGATCTGAAAACCACAGGCCGCACGTTCAAACTTGTGGCGGCCGGTGCGATCACCGCAGGCGCAAACATTTACGGTGCCATTGACGGTCAAGTCAGCACGACAGTCAGCGGAGCCATTATCGGCAGGGCGCTTGAAGCGGCCACGAGTGCGCTTGAAGTCATTGAAGTGCTGTTCATCTAAAAATCAAGGAGGACTACCATGGGCGTAGAGTATTTTGGAGCAAGAGCAATTCCCCGTCTCGAACTGGGAGTTGCGGTTATGGAGTATATGGAGCAGGCGAACGAATTTGTCGGCACGCAGGTTTTGCCGGTTTTTCGGACGCAAAAGCAAAAGGCGGTGTTTCCCGCCATTACAAGGGAAAGCATCACTCGTGACGCAGACACGAAACGTGCCGCACGAGGGAACTACAACAGGGACGGGTTCAGCGCCAAGGACAAATCCTACAGTTGCGAGGAACACGGACTGGAAGGTGTGCTGGATGATACGGAGCGTGCATTGTATGCGACGGATTTCGATGCGGAGCTTGTGACAACCCGCATTACGACCCGCCGGGTCATGCAGGCGCAGGAGAAACGCATTGCCGATCTTCTGTTCAATACAACCACCTTCACCGGTTCCGCTCTCTTCACGGACAATTCCGGCAATCGATGGAGCGATCCGAACAGCAATGTCATCGCTCAAGTTCGTGCCGCTAAAGCCAAGGTGAGAGCAAACTGCGGAATGGAGGCCAACGCCTTGATCATGAGTACGACGAACATCGAGCGTCTCAAGGCAAACAAGGACATCATTGATGCGATCAAATACACGGCACGGGCTTCTGATGCGGAAATCAGGAATGCGCTGTCAGATTTGTTCGGCATTAAGTTCATCTTTGAAGGCAAGGCGATACGAAATTCTGCCAAAGAAGGCAAATCGTTTATCAGCGCAGACATCTGGAGCAGTGTGTATGCGATGCTGGCGGTTGTCGACGGCACGGGGCAGGATCTGGCTCAGCCGTGCATCGGCAGAACCTTCCTTTGGCAGACGGACAGCCCGGACAATGCGGTAGTTGAGCAATATCGTTCTGAGGAAACCAGAAGCGATATTTACCGTGTCCGTCAGCATGTCGACGAGATGATCATCGACGAATATTTCGGACACCTGATGAAAGTTGACAACTAATACCGTGACGGGTGTTGGTTTGAGAGGAAATCTCAAAAGGAATACTCCTCTCAAACCGCCCCGGTCGGATTAAAGGGAACGTATGTCTGAAAATTACGTCACAAAGGAAATTTGCAGGGAAAAGCATGACAACTCGTCCCGAGAGTGCGGTCAGATACGGACACAACTTCACGAACACACTGAAAAAATACAGGAGATTGATGTCCGTTTTGCCGAGCTTTCGGGCGACGTGAAACATATCAAAGACCGGATTGATAACGGCATAAGCACGACCATCAACGAGATCAAAACGAAGATGGACGACTTCATGCCGCTGGTCAAGGAAAGCTACGAATGGGCTGGTCGGTTCAAGCAGGCCGTGTATTTCCTTGCGGTCATCAGCTTCGGAGGCGGAGTGGTGAGCCTCGCATTTTATCTGGTGCGGGTTTTAACGGAGGGTGCCAAGTGAGTCTGAAAGAGCAAATGGCGCTGGACGCCAAGACAGTGTTCTTAAATGGCGGCGAGTTCGCCGAGGAGATCACCTATACGCCCGCAGGCGGCACGGCCAAGCTGATCAGAGCGGTGATTGTCCGCAAGGATTTGTCGCCTTCAGATCAAAACATCGGCCGGTCGCTGAAGAATCAGGCGGAAGCGTATATCTCAACGGATCCGATAGAAGGCATTGCGTTCATAAACCGCAAAGACGACCGACTCACGCTCAACGATGTGGAAGGCGTTTCAAAAGAGGCACGCATTAACGATGTCTTGGGCAAGGACGAAGGTCTATGGCATTTACTGATTGGATGGTGAGGCATGGTTGAACTGAATGTCGAATTCGACACACGAGAACTTGAGAAAGCAATCAGGATTGCGCCGAGGGTTCTCAAGTTTGAATTGGCTGACGGCATGGATCACATCAGCCGGGGTTTTCTGAAGCGGTTCAGGGATGCACAGCTTCAAGGGCCCCCGGGCGTTCGGGGCGCATCCGGCCACGGCTTATACGGCACGTTCAAGCGGGTGTCGCTTTTGTCGCCTTCCATTGAAGGCATGGGCATGGAGGTTTTCTCCGAGTCCAAGATCGCCAAATTGCACGAGACCGGCGGGATCGTAAGAAACCCGACTGGCGGCAGGCTTGCAGTGCCGTTGTCGGCACGGACGGAGATGTTTACTTCGCAAGGCAAACTGCGGGCGCAGTACAAAAAGCCGGGCGAAGTGAAAAACATCAGACCCATGCGGTTCAAGGGAAAAACCTTTTTGGCCAGAGTGACCAAGAAGTTCACGAAAATACTGCCGCTCTTTGTTCTTAAACGTCAGGTCAGGCTTGAGCCGAGGCTCGGGTTTTACCGGACGTGGGATAACTTGGCGAATTACCGGATCGAGATTTTGAATAAATCGATCCAGAACGCATTGAGGAAATTTTAATGGAAACAGTAAGAGAGCGGATCATCGCCAATTTAAAGACGACGCTGGAAGGGATCAAGACGGCGGACGGGTACAACTTTGATTTTACGCCCGAAACCGTTCAGCGCTGGACAATGCACGGCAACAGTCTGGTGAATCTGCCGGTGATCGTGATCAGCCCGGGCAATGAGGACGAAAAATCTTTGCCCAACCCGCTTGAGGAGTGCGTGCTTTCGGTTTATCTGGACGTCTTTTTCGTGACCGAACCGCAGGATGCGGTTTCAACAGACACGTATCTCAACCGGCTTCAGGGCGACATAAAAAAAGCGGTTTTGATTGATGCCACACGAGGCGGCGATGCGGTCGACACGGATGTGCTTGGCACAACGCCGTTTGAAACGACCGACGGCCAGCCCTATGCGGGGATCATCATGGAAATAGGGATCAGGTACCGGCACCGCCGGACTGATCCGACAGCGAAGATATAAGAAGGAGGTGGATGCAAATGTCTATGTTAGTCAGGAAACGACAACTTGCCGCCAAGTATGAGGCGGACGAAGGAACAGCGGAAAGGCTGGCGGCTGAGGATGCCGGGATACTGGTCAACTTTACGCCGAAAGCGAACTATGACCCGCAAATGTATCAGCGGGATCTGGTTCGGACTTCACTGACAAAAATCGGAAAACTCGCCGGAAAAATGGCGGCAGGTCTTGAGTTTGCCATCGAATTGCGTGGTTCAGGCTTAACGACCGAACAGCCAAAATGGGCGAAGCTCATCGAGGCGTGCGGGTTTGAACTGGTCGATTTAAGAAAACTGCAGATCAGCGGCATTACCGGCGGTCCCTTTACGCATGGTGAGCTGATCACCGGAGGAACAAGCGGGGCGACCGGCAGAGTCATCTGTACGACTTATAACGGCGCTTCTGAAATGTATTTCAGGGAGGTAACCGGCACCTTTGCCGATGCAGAAACGATCACCGGCGGTCAGTCGGGAGCGGTTTGCACAACGGCATCAACTCCGCAAATAGCAGGTTTCGAGATCAAGCCCGTCAGCGCAGATACCCCCACGCTAACGATGGGTTTGTACGAGGATGGCGTCCGAAAAATGCTCAAAGGGTGCCGGGGCACGGTCAAATTCAGTTTTAAGATCGGCGAACCGGCAATCATGGAGTTCAGTTTCATGGGTGTGGGAGCGGGCGTGACCGATGTGCCGCTTTTAACAGGCGTGGCATATGAGACCACGATCCCCCCTGTCCTATTGGACGCCAAGATGTCCTGCGACAACGTTTCGCTCAACATCGGCGAGATGGAAATCGATACGGCGAACGCTTTGGCATCAAAGGACAAGATTGATGACCCCAGCGGAATCCTTTCCTACATGATCACCGGCCGGGACATGAAGGGGTCGTTTAACCCGGAAATGGTTGCGGTGGGCGCTCATGATTTTTTTGGGAAGTGGTTATCGGCAACGCCGATGGAACTCAATCTGGAATTTGGGAACACCGAAGGAAACAAATTCCGCATTTACGCCCCGAAGATTGTCTACAGCAAAGTCGATGACGGCGACCGTGACGGCATTCAACTGGCGCAGACTTCGTTTGATTTGACCGGCTCGATTGAGCCGGGCGACGACGAGCTGAGCATATTACTTTTATAAGGAGGACAAACCATGCTTACAGGAATTGATATTAACGCCACCCGAAAGTTCGTATCCAAACTGGATCCGGACACGAACAACCCGACGATGTTTCACATCGGAGTTTTGGATCCGGTTCTGCGTGCGGAAATCGACGACGAGTCGAGTTCTTACGAGATGAGTTCGACCAACCCCAGCGATAAGGCGAAGGTCAAACTCAACTGGAATAAACGCCAGATTACGGCGATCAAGTTTGGTCTCAAAGGGATGGACAACTTTCTCGACCCGCAGACAAGCAAGCCGGTCGAGGTGAAGTTCGAGACCATTCATTACGCAGGCAAGATGCGCAACGCCCTTCCCGACCGGATCATTGCGATGTTCCCGAGCGAGTTAAGGCAGGAACTTGCGGAAGTAATTTTGAACGAATCGAAGCTGACGGATGACGAAAGAAAAAACTGATACTGGCGGTTCACTTGGGAGAGTTTTCAGTGAACTGCCGCAAATGCTTGAAAGGACGCAAATCAGTATGCGAGTTTGAGGTGCCCGGACAAGAAGTCTGGGAATTAAACGGCGAGCAGTTTACTGGATGCCCTTTCAAGATCGTCACACGACAGAGTGCCGGTTTTTTAAGGGCATTTGCCTTTTACAGGAACGGTTATCTCCCAAACCCCGGCACATGGCTGGATCAACCGGCCAAACTTCTCGATGCGCTTGAGCTGATTGAGAAAGAACTGAAAGAAATGGAAACGGAAAGCATGAAGAGGATGAGCAAATGACGAACAAAGAATTATCAGTCATCTTGCGACTGCGGGACGAGGCGTCAAAACGCCTTGAAGGTTTCAAAGGTAACCTTCAGCGTTTCGCCAACACGTGGAAGCAGAACTGGCTGGGGATCACCGCTACAGCGACTGCGGCCATTATGGCTTTGAGCAAAGCCTGGGATCTTATGCAGGAAGGAGCCAAAGCCGAACAGATTGAGTCGAGTTTCAGGAATATGGCCACGGGCATGGGATTGAGCGCCGAAAAAATGAAGCAGTCCATTTTGGATGTTTCGGCGGGAACGGTCAATTTTTCCAATGTGGCAGACAAACTCACCTCACTTATGGCGCAGGGTCTTGGTATGGATCAGATCACGGCGCTGATGCGGCAGGCTCGTGCGGAAGCCCGCATATTCGGGCAGACCACGGAGGAAGCGTTCGGGAATATTGCCAGCGCCGTCAATAGCGGCATGCTCAGGCCGCTTGAAAAACAATACGGTTTGCAGGTTTCACTCAAGGATGCGGTGAATGCCTACGCTAAAGAGACGGGAAAGTCTACGCAGGAGGTTGAGCGTAATTATCAAGCGCAGGCGATTGCCAATCATGTTTTGGCGCAGAGCAAAATGCATCTTGAAGCGGTCAATCTGAGCGTAATGACCAACTTTGAGCGGGTGCAGATGCTCAAGTCCAAGTGGAATGATTTTGCCGAGACAGCAGGTCAGGCACTTTGGCGAGTGCTGGGTTTTCTGCAGGGCGTCATGTATCAGGTGATCACCGGCTTTTTCACCCTGCTGGAGGTCGGCACAACCGTATTTCAAAAACTTCTTATTCCCCTGATAAAATTTTATGAACTGCTCGGGAAACTTCCCGGTGCGTTCGGCGAGGCGTACCGCAATGCGGCAGAAGAAATCAAGAAGTTCAGTGCAAGTCTGGACGAACACAAAAAGGCCTTTGCATCAGCCGCAGAAGAAAACGCCAAGGCGGCGCTCAAACAATACGAGTTGGTGTTCGCCAAAACACAGGAAACCGGCGATAAGACAGCCGGTGTTTTGAAAGAGGTCGCACGTCAGGTCAGACAGCAGGCGCAGGAAACAGCGCAGAGTTTTAACGCCATGCTGGAGTTTTCCAAACAGACCGCTCATGCGATGGAGAACGCCTTTTCGGATTTTTTCTTCAAGGCGTTTACCAATGAGCTGGGCAGTGTGCAGGAAGTATTCGCCAATTTCGGACGGGCGATCCTGCAGACGATTTCGCAGATACTGGCCAAGATCGTCATGATCAAACTGCTCACCGCCATGGCCGGACCCGGCGGACAGCTTTTCGGGGTAGCGGTCAATCAATTATTTCATCGTGGCGGCATGGTGCGCAGGCACCGGGGCGGGATGATCACGGCACATGAAGGACTTGCGCCGGACGAGGTGCCGATCATCGCCCAGACTGGCGAAGGCGTTCTCTCACGCAAAGGCATGAGAGCGCTCGGCGGGTCGGACACCCTGCGGGATTTAAACGAAGGCAAACACCCTGGTCAAGGCGGCGTTACGATCAACGTCAATCAGGTGATTCAGGCATGGGACGCACAGGACGTGTGGCGCAACCGCAAAGCGTTATCCAACGCCATTGCGGACGACATTTACAACAACGGCAAGATCAGGTCTGTGATCAGGAGTTACGCATGAGCGATTTTACTTATATTCCCGATTACACCGTGGACGAAACCGTAACCTTCAAAACGGCTGTCTCGGAGTTTGAGAACGGCGCTGAACAGCGCAGAAAGAAATGGGCAAACCCGCAGAGAAAATGGTCGCTCAAGTTTCACAACCGGAAAAAGAGCGAAGTGGAAGCGGTCAAAGCGTTTTTTACGGGGAAGTTCGGGGCTTTGACGGCGTTTACATGGACGAACCCGAACGACGGCGTGGAATATTCGGTTCGGTTTGCTGATGACAGTTTTAAGTTCAGCTTAAAAGACTACGACCTTTACGATTTTGAGTTTGATTTTATCGAGGTGAAGTGATGCCAAGAGCGATTGACCCGACATTTAAGGAGCAGAAAGCCAAGGCTGAAAACCAGCCTCTGTTTTTATACGTCATCGAAAAATACGACGGGACGAACGATCTGCATCTTGCCGCATACGATACGGACGTGACCTATAACGGCGTTCTCTACGCCAAGTTTCCAATCACGCACGAGTTTATCGGCGAAAATAATCAGGGGCAGATTGATCAGGTCAAGGTGCGGCTGGCCAATGTCTCACGGATCATTCAGGCGTATCTGGAACAGTACGATTTTCGCGGCAAGAAAGTCACGATCCGCATGGTCTGGGCTGATCAGCTGATAGATCCGGACGCCTACATGGACGATGTGTTTTACATCGACAGCTATACCGCAGACCAGCAGAACGTGGAATTTACTTTGACCGGCAAGTTCGATGTGCTGGCGCTGGATCTGCCTGCCCGCAGGTATTCCAGAAATTATTGCGCATGGAAGTTTAAGTCGGGCGAGTGCGGATATACGGGAGGTGAAAGTTCATGCAACAAGACACAACAGAGATGCAAACAACTGGGGAATTATCTGCGCTACGGCGCTTTCCCTTCGGTTCCGTCGAGACGGATTTACGTGATGTAGAACGCCTCGTGATCGAGAAGTATCTGGGCGTTCCGTATGTGCATCTCGGCCGGACGATGGAGGGGCTGGACTGCTGGGGCTTTTTGAAAAAGGTCTATGCGGACTTGGGCTTTCGCCTGTTCGATATTGAGGATTTGCAATACGAGAAGGTCTGGGGATTGAAGGGCAAAGATTATTTTAAGGAAAACTATTTCCACGACTGGGATCGGGAGCCGACACCGAATGTTCTGGATGGAGTTTTGTTTTTGAACTCACGAGGCGTGGCCAATCATGCGGGCGTGGTGTTTTCCGGCAGGCGGTTTATTCACTGTTGCCGGGCAGGAGTAGTGGTGTCACGGCTGGACGATCCGTCATGGAAAACGAGGATTGAAGGATTTTACAGATTGAAGGCGAGAACATGGTAACGATACGAAACATCAACAATCCGTTTAAGCCGGAAGAAGCGGAAATCAAATCTTTTCCCTATTCACGGGACAAGACGCTTGCCGCCTATCTGACCGAATCGGGGTTTGACTATAAAGACAGGCGGGTCATCGTCAGCGGCAAACGCATTGACGATTTTGAGACTCGGCTTGAGCTTGGGGACGAAATCATCGTAGTGCCGGAAGTCAAAGCGCCGGTGGTGGCGGTGGTGTCTGCGATCGTGTCAGCGGTCTGGGCGGTTGCGGCGGCGCATCCTTTCCTCTTTGCGTTCTTTGTCCTTTCGATGGGCTATTCGATTTATCAATACATGAACCAGCCGAGAATGCCTGATTTTAATCTGGGCGCAGGCGGCGGAGGTAGTCTGGATGAAGGGTCGCCCACCTACGGCTGGGACGGCGTGCAGACGATTCAGGAGGTCGGCGTGCCGGTGGCCGTGGTTTACGGCGAACACAAAGTCGGCGGCAATATCATCAACCAATATCTCTGGGACGACGGCGACAAAAATTATCTCAATGTGCTTCTGGCTTTATGTGAAGGCGAGATTGAGAGCATCGACAATATCGAGATCAATGACAATCCGATTGAAAACTATGACGGCGTGACGATCATCAAGCGGTTCGGTTCAAACGATCAGCCGGTGATGGAGAATTTCGAGGAACTGCACAATCTTTATCCGGTCAACGCCACGCTCACGCAAAACAACCCTTTCATTTACACGACGATCGAATCCGATGTGCAGAGCTTTGAGGTTCATCTGCGTCTGAATAACGGTTTGTATCAGCAGGCAAGCGGCGGCGATATTTCCAGCTGGACGGTGAATTTCCGGGTGGAATACAAAACGCACAGTTCCGGGACATGGATTGATCTGGGCGAGCAGACGATCAGCACAAAATCCCGAACGACCGTGCGCCGGGTATTCCGCAAAGACGGCCTTGCGCCGGGTAAATACGACATCCGGGTCACGAGAACATCCGAGGACAGCTCGCTCAGCCCGCTCAAGGTCGGCGATTTGACGTGGCTTCAATTGGACGAGATTAAGACGAACGATTTGAAATATCCGAATACCGCTCTATTGGCTCTGAGGCTTCTGGCGACGGATCAGCTTAACGGGTCAATGCCGAACATCACATCCGTGGTTAAAGGCAAAAAGGTGCGCATTCCCCGAATCATGAACGGCACGCAGGAAGCGGACTGGGACGATTATTACTGGGATGGCACTGACTACCGTCTTTTGTCGGACAACACGCTTCTTTCATGGAATGGGTTTGATTATGTCGAGCGGTACTCGGCCAACCCGGTCTGGTGCCTGCGGGACGCAATCACTAATTCCCGCTACGGTCTCGGCGAGTTTATTTCCAATGTCAATCTGGACAACGCCTCGCTTTTGGAGATGTCACGTTACTGCGAGGAGCGGGTCAGCAACGGCAACGGCGGATTTGAGAAACGCTTCCGCATGGATGTAGTGCTGGACTCAAACACCAAAGCGCTGGATATGCTCATTCAGCTTTGCGCCACGTTCAATGCCATGCCGGTTTACAGCGCAGGCGGGATATCGTTCAAGGTTGATAAAGTTTCCCCGCCCACGCAGTTATTCGGCATGGGCAATATTGTTAAGGACTCGTTTGCCCAGAGCTGGAAAACGCTCAAGGAAATTCCCAACGTCATTGAGATTCAGTACATGGATCGTGAGAAAGGATACAGGCAGGAAACGATCGCTTATATGGACGAAGGCGCTTTGGCTTCGGGCGAGCCGATGCGCAAGAGCCAGCTACGGCTTTACACAACCCGGGCAAGTTACGCCATTCGTGCAGGGAGGTATGCGCTTAAAGTCGCCAAGTATGTGAACCGCTCGATCACGTTCAAGACCGGCATTGATGCGATCGCCTGTCAGGCCGGGGACATTATTTCCCTGTCGCATGATGTGCCGCAATGGGGCTTTTCCGGCAGGGTCAAACAAGGTTCGACCGCCACCCTGATTAAGCTCGACCGGACAGCCGTGGTCGAGGACGGCAAATCCTACAAGATTCAGGTGCGGTTTTCGGATGACACAATCGAAGAACGCACGGTTACATCGCCCACCGGCGAACATACCGAGCTTGCCTGTGCGGCATTCAGCAGAGCGCCGGGAGAGTTTGACGTGTATGCCTTCGGCGAAACAAACAAGGTCAAAAAAGATTTTAGGGTTGTGTCCATTCAGAGGGAAGGCACGAGCGAGGTTCAGGTTCAGGCGCTGGAATATAACCCGAACGTATATGACGATTCCGACATCATCATCCCGCAGAGCAACTTCTCGATTTTATCGACTGAAATACCGGCGGTTCAAAATCTTAAGCTGACCGAACGGCTGGTGAAAAAAACGGACGGCACGATTGAGAACACGATCGACGTGTGGTTTGACCGGCCGCAGGCGGCGGAACATTACGTCAAGACTTATGCCCGGGCAAAAATTTATTTGAGCGATAACAACGGATACTCATGGTTTTCCCGTGGCGAGACGACCGGCACGCATTTTCAGATCATCGGCGACATCATGGAAAAGCTCACCTACAAGGTCAAAGTGGTGTCGGTTTCCGATCTGGGGCAGGAAGGATCATTAAGCAATGCGCCGACCGCCGAGATTTACGTAGTCGGAAAATCCGCCCCGCCGAGCGATGTCAGCACGTTCCTTGTCAATCAGGACAGAGACCGGCTTTATTTCGGCTGGTCTGAAATTACGGATGTGGACGTGTGGGGCTATGAAATCCGCTGGGGATCGGAATGGGACAGCGGCCAGGTAGTGACGTTCCAGCAGGGCACTCATTATCTGACGACCTATTTCCGGCCGGGTGCTGATCAGCATTACTGGATCAAGGGCATCGACACTTCGGGCAATTATTCCGAGAACCCCAAGGAAGCCGTGATTACGATCACGAGCATTCCGTTCCGCAACATCATTGCCGAGTTCGCCGAGCATCCGTCATGGGCTGGCGGTAAAGAGCATCTGGTTTTGGCAGACACGACGCTCGAAATTGAGACTGGGTTTTTAGCCGGGGAATATACCTGTCCGGTGCGGGATTTCGGTTACGTATCAACGGTTTATATCTCGATCGACGTCATCACCACGATTTATACCGGCAGGCGGTTTGATGATGACGGGGTAACCCGCTTCAATTCCAGCCAGACGCTTCGGTTTTCCGGTATCGAAAGCAAAGGGGTCGCCACTTTTGAAATCAGAACGTCCGAGGACAATCTCGTCTGGACGGACTGGATCCAATATCAGGCGGGCGATTATCTGTGCCGGTATTTTCAGGTGCGGATGACCTTGACCCGTCAAAACATAAGCGACAGCGTGAAATGTTCATCGCTCTATTATCACGGAGACCTGCCGGATATGGATGAGTACGGGCATGACGTGGTGAGCGTTCCCGCTGACGGCAAACAGGTGATGTTCAACAAATCATTTCACGAAGAACCGATTGTGCATATCTCTGTCACGTTCGGCAACGGCATCTATTCCAAGTTTATTGAGAAAAGCATCACCGGCTTTACGGTGAAACTGTATGACGGTGCGGGTGCCGTGCAGTCCGGTGAGTTTGACTGGCAGGCGCACGGAATTTAAGGAGGAGCAATGAAAGAGTTGATACCGCAAAAAGTGGTGATCGAGTTTGATGGCGGCGTTTTTTCAAACGGAGTCATCTTTTACAAAATCAATGAGGACGGCGTGATCGGCAAGTTCAAGAGCGTCGGCGTCAAGAACGCCGATTTCAACAAACCCGCTTTGAACGATGTACTGGCGCAGTTTATACGGCACGCCAAGGAAACGGAGGGTATTCAATGAGCGATTTAATTTGTCACAAATGCGGGAAGAAAATCCCGCTGGACATGGCGTATGTGGCGGTGCGTGGCGATATTATCCTGCGCACGCCCGGCAAGAAGCCGATGGTATTCACCTGCGTTGAGCAGGCGTTCAACTACGCCCAGAACCTAATCGTGCATGACGCCTGCTGGATCGAGATGCTCCGCATCTACGGCGTTCAGCTCCATGACATGAACAAGGTGGCGGAAAGTTACAAGAAGGAGGCTGATACACATGGCATGGGATAAAACAAAACCGGAAAACGACATGCTCTTGATCAACTTCCCGGCCGCCTGCAGGGCGAACTGGGATGCGGTCGAGCTTGGCACGGACCCGAATCTTCTCATCACCAATGACAAGGTGTCGCCGTCAGCCGGGATAGTGGACGCAAAGCTGGCGCAGATCACTTCGCCCAACAAGGTTCACGGATCGGCGCTCACGGGTCTGGCGAGCGTTCCGAGTGCGGCAGGTGTTCTGCCTGCGGAAAATTCGCCCAATAAGCTCAAAGCGGATGCAAGCGACACAACGCCGCAATATCTGGACGGCTTGATCGATACGGCGCAATTTCAGGTTTCAGGCGGCGACACGCTTCAGCTTAAAGACGGCGGAGTCGGGACGGAGAAACTGGTCAACGGAAGCGCAAGCCCGGGTGCGAGCAAGTATTTCGGCACGAACGCCGGAGGCACGAAGGGTTTTTTCGATATGCAAACAGCGCCAGATTTAACCCCTTACGCCAAGCAGTTGGACGTGAGCGGAAACAATATCCGGCTCAAGCACGACTCGATCGTTCTTTCAACGATCACTGCGCCTTTTGCGAGCAATGCGGACATGCTCGAAGGTCAGCACGGTGACTATTACAGGTGTTCGGGATGCACGTGGACATGCCAGTCATCCTGCACAGGATCGTGCGATTCAGGATGCACCGGCTCTTGTCAGGGCGGGTGCGGCGGCGACTGTTCCGGTTGCACCATGGGATAAGGAGGATTTATGGAGTTCTTAAACGAAACAAGCAATTACCCGGTGGCCTCGAGGCTCAGGCAGAACATCGAGTACATCAAAAACGGTCTGGTCAAAGGAGCGGTGACGCTCAAGGCGAACGAGATATTCATTCCGAATTTATACGAGACGTATGTAAGGGGGCACGAAAATGAAGATGTCATCCATTGCGGTAAAGGTACTTTTATGGATTGTCTTGATCCTTATTTCTTGTTCGTTGACAAATGCTTTGTTCAGGACAGGGTTTTTGAATACGTCAGTTTAGAAAAACTGCGGGAGCCGCTTACCGGCAAGAAGGTCTGGTGCAAAACAGCCGGGTCATATCAGGAAATGATGCCCCGCATGCCCACCTATTACCTCGTGCTGAATGACAACACGGTTCCCGATGACGGCGGACGCAGGGCTGGCGAATACAAGCTGGTCGCCAATGAAGAACGCACGCTTCTTGAGTTGATCTCTTTTCATTACAAATACGCCTTCGATGATGCGCAGGACAAATTCGTGAAAGTTCCTGCCGCCCAGCAGAATAAAAACTTTTTGAAGCCGTGGCTGGAATACGAAATAAAACGGGAAAGCGGCGACGATTCGGCAAGGCTTTCCGATTACGGCCGGTTGATCAGGTTCCTTCTGGGCAAGGTCACCTTGTCAGCGGATGAGCAGGCATTGTTTGCGGATGTAATGGAGGAGACGGTCACGACGGATGAACTGCGTGGGATCGTGCGGCGTGAGAAAAAGGTCATCAAGAAAATGGATGACTATAAAAAGGGGCGTCTATGAAAGAGCTGGAATTGACGCTGGAAATCACCAAGGCATGCAATCTCAAATGCCCGCATTGCATCAAGGGCGATTCAAACCTGATGCCCTATCCGGCCGAGGATTGTTTTAACGCTGAAAAGGCGCTTGAGTTTTACCGCAAGCACAATGTCCGCAGGGTTTTGATCAGCGGCGGCGAACCGCTTACAAAAAAGGATCTCTTGAAACGGCTCATTATCGGCATCGGTAAAGACAAGGTGCTTTTGGCGACGAACGGTCTTTTGCTCGATGAGGACATGGTCGGATTTTTTAACGAGAACAAGGTGTCGGTCATGGTCTCGGCCATTCGTGCCCGGGACTGCGATGCGGCTTTAATCAAGAAGATTGTCCGGCGGTGGATCAAGTTTGTCATTGCGCCCAAGCAGTCGTTTGCGCTGGAAGCGATTGACCTTGCACGGATGTTTGACTGCCGTGTCGAGCTGACGTTTGACGTATCCAAAGTCAAGGAAATCGATGACGAGGCACTCGATGTGTTTGAGGCAAATCTCAAAGCGTCGAGGCCGTATGTGAAGATTGCCACGAAGATCAGCGAATGCAACCGCTGTCACCTCAATCTTGAATGGCGGTGCGATAACAAGATCATCAGCTATCGGCAGGTTTACGGCGTGACTTCAAAAATCCCCGAGGGGTGCGCCTACTATTACCAATCGCTCGGACCCGAGCGGTTCAGCCGGTTCCTTGCCCTTGCCAAAGAATACAGCAGGCCGTGCGTGATGAACGCCCGGGATATGTGGGATCTCAACAAGTGCATTGTGGAGGGAGTCGGATCGCCAGCGCCTCTGGTGTTTGGGCAGGACGGGCTTTTTGTCTGGCAGAAATTGCAGGAGGCGTACCATGCGTAAATCATTCAGTATGCAGGTACTCACAAACCTTTCCTGCAATCTCGCCTGCGATTACTGCTACGAGAAAAAATACAACCGGGTCAATGACGCCGGTTCAGTGAAGCGGTTTATGGACTATATGTTTTCGGTAAATCAGGACAAGGAAATGTGCGAGCTGGAATTTATCGGCGGCGAGAGTTTTCTTTGCGTGGGGCTGATGGATGAGCTTACCGACTACGCCCGGGCATTCGGCAAGAAACTGGCGGTCTCGGTTTCAACGAACGGCACGCTTCTGGGCAATGCCGACGTGCGTACGTATATCGAAAAGAACAAGGACGTGTTGAGCGTCGGCGTTTCGCTGGACGGCGTGAAGGAAGTTCACAACGCCCACCGCAAACACAAAAACGGCAAAGGGTCTTATGACGACATTGTGCCGCATCTGGACTTTCTGTTTCAAACGCTCGGCAGGCACAGGGTCGGAGTCAAGGCGACGTTCACAAAAGAAACTTTTGCGGATCATTACTATCAGTCCATTTTGCATTTGATCGGGCTGGGATTCAGGGATATTTCGGCCAACATCAAATATGAGGAGCGTGTGGATCCGGCCTTTGGTCTTGTGGTCGCCCGGGTCATGATGCAGACGGCGGATTATCTTCTACTCAGCGGGTTATACCGAACGGTTCGGCTCAGGCAATTAAATCCCGATCTCGATTTTATCCGCAGGTATAACAGCAGGCTTTTTAAGGTCAAAGAGGACGAGCGCAATTATTGCGGTTCGTGTCAGGAGATGACCTGTATTGGTTTTGACGATCTGATCTACGGATGCAATCGCTTCTGCACCATGGGCAAGGAAGGCATGAATATCGGCCGGATGGAAAACGGCGAACTGGTTATCACGAACCTGGAGCTTAAGCAGTCGGTCATCGACCAGCACACGCACCGGCCGCCCGAGTGTCAGGAATGTTATCTCAAAATGGAATGCCCGGGATGCACAGCCATTCCGTATGAGGAGGATTATGAGGAATACATTGCCAGCAGGCCGATGTGCGGCTGGACTTACGGGGTAAGTCTGGCGAGGTTTTACATGTGCGTTCAGCTGGCCAAAATGGAGAGGGTGCAACATGGCAGTGTTCAGCAAGCAGTCCATTGAAAAACTCAAATCCTGTCATCAGGATTTGCAGGATGTTCTTACCGAAGCGGTTAAGCTGACGGATTTCACCGTTCTGTGCGGCCATCGTGGAGAAAAGGAACAGAATCAGGCGTTTGAAAACGGGACATCAAAACTGCGGTATCCCAACAGCAGGCACAACAAGGTACCGTCCGAGGCGGTGGATTGCGCCCCGTGGCCGGTTTCGTGGGAGGTAAAAGACGAACATCGGTTTTATTTCATGGCAGGAATAATTCTCGCCGTGGCGAATTATCTCGGCAAGCAGATCGTCTGGGGCGGGAGCTGGCAGGGGTTCAAAGACTTGCCGCATTTTGAGCTTAAAAAGAAGGGAGGTGATTCAAATGTTTAACTTTCTCGACGGAAAAAAGACCTACATCACTGGAGGCATCATGATCGGGCTGTTCGTTCTGCAGAACTTCTTCGGCGTCAGTGTGCCGACGGTTGATGCGTCCGGGAATCTTTTGCTGAATGGTCTGGCGCTTATTTTCGGGCGTTCGGCTATCGCAAAAATCGGGCAGTGAATACTTGGAAATCATCGCAGAAACACCGGGTGCCGGAATAGACATTATGCCTTGCAATCCCTCGCAAACTATGGCCCCCTACCCTCAAAAGGAGGCGGGTCATGGTTAAAGAAAATATGACGGCAAAAAAGAGCCGGTATATCAGTGTCCGCAATAGCGGCGAGGAGATGTATGTCGAGGATATTCCGGCGTCCGGCCGGATGCGGGAGCATCTTCCGGCGGTCAAACTGCGCCTGCGGGAAATCCAGCGGGTCATGCCTTTGGGCAAGTGGTCGATCACGATCGAACAGCAGTGGAAGGAAAACGGCGTGACGCATTTTCAAATGCTCGATGCCGCCACGGGTGAATTGCAGGATTCGGTGCAATGAAAAAACGGGAGGATGCGATGAAAAAGAAAGCGAAAAAGCAGAAGGTTGTCGAACCCAAGGTTGAGGTCAAGCAGACCCGGAACGCTCTCATGCTCGAGGCTAAGGCTCGGGGCATCAAGAATTTCCGAGTGCTTAACAAAGAGGAACTTCAGCGGGTGCTTGCGGACGGCGTTACGCAGGATCAGATCAACGAAGTGGTGGCCGGGGCAGTTTCTCGGTGGAAGGCTGGATGGGGCACAAAGAAGGGCAAAAATGAAAGTCAAAGCTGAACTGGACTTGGCGGTCGAGATGGGCAGTGTGTCGCACAACGGCACCGGCTGTCAGGGTTATTTGCCGGAAGGCACGAGGTATGAGGATATCGTCCGGGTGTTCGGCGAGCCCCAGCTCGGCGTTTCCCCGGACGGTAAGATCAAAGCCGAGTGGGTCGGCAGGATCAACGGTCTTGTGTTCACGATCTACGACTACAAATCCCGCCTTGAGCCGGAGCGCAACACCGACTGGCATGTCGGCGGCAAAAACAAGCTCACGGCAACGCTGGTGAATATTTATTTGAAAACAGCACAATTTCTTATCTCGCAAAACTTAAATGACCTTGACTAAGACATAATTATTCATTATAATCGAAAGTAATTCGAAAGTGCAAAAAGCCAGTTTGAGGGGAATAATGCTTACCAAAAGACAAAAACAAGTGCTTGATTATATTCAAAAATATATTGAGAAAAATTCTTTAGCACCTTCCCTTGAAGAAATAAAAAAACATCTTCGATTGCGTTCAGTTTCCACTGCTCATTATCATGTTGAGGCTTTGCGTAGTTTGGGGTTTCTCCAAAAAGAAGTAAATCACCCTCGGACACTTGATTTAATTAAGGAACAGAAGTTTGTTCAAATTTCCATTCTTGGTGCTATAGCGGCCGGTTCTCCTATTGAGGCGATTGAGAATAAAGAATTAATTGCTATTCCTCAGAATAAAATTAAACAGTCAAATAAATGTTTTGGTCTTAGGGTATCAGGGGACAGCATGATTGATGAGAATATCCATGATGGAGACGTAGTAATTGTGAGAGGTCAAAGCACTGCTGAAAATGGTGAGAAAGTCGTGGCGTTGATAGATGGTGCGGACGTTACTTTAAAGAAATTTTATAGAGAGAATGGAAAAGTTCGACTGGAACCGGCTAACCCCAAAATAAGCCCTATTATTTTATCAGCAAGCAAGGTCAAAGTTCAGGGAGTAGTTATTGATGTTATTAAAAATAGATCTTCTGACAATAAAAGTGAGGCTGAAGTAGATGTTAGCCGATCAGTTCCAACTGATAGCGGAAAGAAAAGTAGATTAGTAAATAAATTAAATGATTTATCAGCAAAAGAGTGGATTCCCGAGACCATTTCGGTATATGTGCAGAAGGGATTGGGTGCAGGTCATGAGGATGCGCAAATTGAAAGACAGCATCCGGCACCATTTTCTTTTCAGGACGTGGCTCGTCTAGTTAGGTTCTTTACAAAGGCTAACCAAAAAGTTCTTGATCCGTTTTGCGGTGTTGCATCAACACTGAAAGCCTGTGCTTTAAATAATAGAGAAGGCCATGGAATTGAATTAGTCGAGAAGTACCATAAATTAGGGTTAAAGAGATTAGAAACCGAAGTTGATGCAAATCTTTTTTCGGGCGCGAAACAACATATTTACCAAGCGGATGCTTTCGAGAAAATAAAAGAGTTTTCAGACGATTATTTTGATTTTATTGTTACTAGTCCACCATATTGGAATATTTTAAGCAAGATTGATCACAAGGCTAAGCAGGAGCGCCTAAAACATAATCTCGATACGAAATACAGCACAGACCCGAGGGATCTTGGTAATATAGAAAAATACGAGGATTTTCTTTCTAAAATATCTTCTTTTTTCAATCAATGCTCAAGAATTTTAAAGCCAAATAAGTACTTATGTATTATCGTTAGCGATTTTAGAAATAAAAGCAGGTATCACATGTTTCATAGTGAACTTGCGAGTGAGCTTGAAAAGAATTTTTATACTTTGAAAGGGATCACTATTCTGTATCAAAGATTCAAAAAAGTTTTTCCTTATGGGTATCCGTTTAGTTACGTACCTAATATACATCATCAATATATTTTGATTTTACAGAACAATGCTAAAAATAAATAAAATCCACAAGGGTGACTGCGTCGAGCTTCTCAAATCAATGGATGATGAATCTGTTGATTTAATCATTATTGATCCGCCATATAATCTGGGAAAAGATTTCGGGAACGGTAGCGACGTTTGGAAGGATGTCCATTCTTGGATGGGTTGGAATAAGCTTTGGCTTGATGAGTGTAAGAGAGTATTGAAAAGTTCTGGATCTTTGTTTGTTTATGGCATTCATCATTATCTTTGCTATGTTCAATGCTACCTTTATGAGATCGAAATGTTGTATGGCAGACAAATCATTTGGCATTATGAAAATGGTTGGTCAATGTATAAACGTGCGCCAGCGGCAACTTACGAGCCGATTCTTTGGTTCACTAAGACCAAAAGTTATAAATTTCATGAAATGAGAGAGCCGTACAAGAGTGCGGAAAGGCTGAAACATAAAATTACCAAGAATGGGAAAGTCTGGGCTCCGAATCCTAATGGTAAGATGTCAGGTGATGTCTGGAAAATACCGACATTGGCGGGCAGAAGGTTTGCCGACGAAAAGGTGCCACATCCAACTCAAAAACCGCTGGCATTATGTGATCGCATCATCAAATATTTCTCAGATGAGGGGGATCTTGTGTTGGTACCTTTTTCTGGATCTGGAAGTGAATGTGTGAGTGCTAGATCTAATAAAAGAAACTTTATAGGGTTTGAAATCAACCCCAAGTACATCGAAATTGCGAACAAAAGACTTAAAGAGAAATAAGATAACCTTGCTATTTTATTTATGCGGTTCAATAATCCCCAAGTACCCTTCGGATATTTTTACTTTTCTGTGCAAAAGATTTTCGAGAGCTTGTCTGATCGAGAAATTATCCGAGTCGCTATAAAAATCCTGAAGGTCGCCGAGAGATAATTCCACTCGATTCCATAAAAGCAGTAATAAGGCACCAAGAGTTACTGTTCGTATTTTAATATTCAATACAGTCTTGACGTCTTTCATGACTTGCCAGTATTCCGATCTTTGGTTTGGCAAAATAAGGGGAAAAATAAAAGGAATTAAATTGGCGATTTGATATCTCGAACTGAATACTGCAATATTATCTAGTGTGTTTCGTGGGGTGTTTAATATATCTATTCCAAATTCAATTTCACCAACACCATTTAAATTATGTCCGGAATCCTCAAGGACAATATCCATTCGAATATTATTATCGCCGGTGCGCCGTATCGCTGATCTAATCCCCAGTGTAATCAACAAATTGCGTATAAGAAGATTGGGCTCGTTCCCCATCAAACAGGAAGATACATTTGTGAATTTTTTGAATAGTATCTCAAGGATTTGCTCCGAATCTTGTAACATGGGATTTTTCCATCTAAGGTTTTGAAAAAGCAATATCGTATCTTCTGTTTTCTTGTTGTCGCTTTCCGTTAAATTTTCTATGAAATAGTCACTCGAGGCGCTGTTAACCGAAGCAATAACGCTATCTTTGAAAAAGATGGCCTTGGTGGGGCATCTTGAGGCGCACAAACCGCAACCAATGCACAAGTTTTCATCAACAATTGGAGAAGCACTTTCGTAAGGCCAAGAAATAGCTTTAGTCGGGCACACATCAACGCTACGGTCTGATGGGAATATAGATGATTTTTGCAGGGATATCTCTGTATCTGTGAATTTCATGCAGGGCATGCTAGCGCATTGTATACAAACACCTGAGCAAGAAATCCCATTTGAGAAAAATAATTTATTCGGAGAGCTAAAAGCCCATTCGACGTGAGAAGGCCTTAGCTTAGGACCTAAATGCTTCTGGCGGATATCCCGCGCAATTTGTTTAAGCGTTTTATATTTTGATAAAGCCATATAAATTAACCATATCCTTAAAGTTTGGAATTTTCTTATTTATTACTGATTGATATACCAAGGTCAGCAGAGTTTGAAAATCAATGATGCCGATTTTGATTTTAAAGCTTTTATAAATATCTTCGATTAAATGTGATACTTCTGATCGATCGTTTGGCATGTAATAGCCAACAACAAGGGATGTTGTAGTTGGCTTTGTCGGGAAAGATTTTCGACTTAAAAGAATGATTTTATTTTCGAGTGCCTGCCGCACAGCTTTTACTGAAATATTCTGTTCCTCGCCTGGAGATTTAATTTCAATTGGTATGGTCTCCTCGGAGTGGATAATCAACGCATCCCATCTTTGATAGTTAACTCCTACACGGGAATGCTCACAATTAAATCCCAGTAAACGGAATAACGCAGATACTAAGGGATAGAACTCGGATTTATTTGCCGTCTGTAATTTCTCCAGATAATGCGATACGCTTGATTCAATACTATTATTCTTGTGATATGTGGATGTAATGCTTGAAAGCAGGTTTTGATCACTTTGGATAATGGAAATTTTCCCGGCAGAATGTTCAAGGACAACATCAGAAAAAAGATTGTTGTTGATTCGGGTAGAAGCAGTTGAACCAAGAGTATTGTCGGGAATTATTTTTCCATTACCTTCGTAAGAGCCTTTTGTCTCAGGAAATATTTGATCATTCATGCTTGAATCAAATTCTTGAAACGGGGAGAAATAAAATCCTTTCGGTGTATTTTTTTTAAAAACAACAGGCAAAATGTCTTTTGCTGTGCTTGCCAGTTCTTTATACGCTGGTGACAGATCAAAGCCCGATCTGGACATCATTGAATAAAAGCAAAAACGCGACAATTTTATTTTTTGCTCCGGAGTAAGTTTTTTAAAGTCGATTGAACGCAAATCGATATTTGTTTCAATTTCTCCTATTTGCTTTTCACCATTGGCAGTGAGACGATTAAAAACAATGGATTTTTTATATGCGGTGTTATTACGCTCTTTTATTGTCCAACCACACCATGTTAAAACTGCTAGCGGGAATCTGGTGTAGTTATACATTGTGTTTAATGATATTTTTCTGTTTTTAGAAATTGTAGCAAGAGCTTTTTGAAGTCTATTAAAATTGCCCCTAAGTGCCTTTATATTACCGATCATTTGCATGAATAATTTGGTGTCTCGATCGTCAGATAAATTTAGTGGCCCTGCAATCATTTCATCCCGGCAGATTATGCCATCGAGATGCTTCATGCTTCTTAAGATTGTAGAGAAGGGTCGAAGAATATAATCCCCTTTGTTATCTAATCCCTCGTTAGGAAAAGCTATTCCTAAAACTGATTCACGAAATACTGGTTTGATATCATTATAAGCTGAAATGGCATGCGCACCTAAGAAGGTCATACGATATTTCAAGCTTGAATCAGGGAGGGATTGAAACCAGCCCAGCATACGATAAAGCTCGGCATACATTTTCGATTGGTTATATAGTGGATCTCGACTACGATCTTCCCTAGTCGATCTCGTAAGAGCTTCTTGCCCCATGTAACCACTTGATGTCGCAAGATTTCTTTCGACAAGGGTACGCGAAATGTCATCTAAGGTAAAAAAAGGGGCTTCAGATAAAGCTTCAAATAATTCTTTATATATTTTTATAAAGCCATCGATATGAGAACCTGGATTGGGGAACCTTAGCAAAATTAACTCCTTGTTTTTCCCCAGTTTATGGAAAAAATAAAAATGGTGAGTGAACGAAAATGAAACTGAGGCATACAATGGTATTTTATCAATAAAAAATAGCGCTGTCTATTTCTTATTGATTTTAGAATTGAATTTGCTATAATATAAATAGTGTAATCCGTCCCGAGTTCGAAGGAATAAATCCCGGACGTAAAAAAAGAAAAACCTTCGCTTGGCTTACTGCGCCCGGCGAAGGTTTTTGTGTTTCAAGGACAAGATTACCGGAGGTGTGTGATGGGAAAAAATCAGCATGTGGTCAAATCAGAAGATGGCTGGGGTGTTCGTGGCGAAAAAAATTCGCGGTTAACTTCGGAGCACCGCACAAAAAATGCTGCCGAGAATGCCGCGAGGCAAATTGCAAAGCACCAGCATTCAGAGGTAGTTATTCACGGCCGCGACGGAAAAATTCAAGACAAAGACAGCTATGG